GCGTGTCTGCTTGCTACGATGTGGGCGCTCTCCTACGCCCAGTCTTCCTGCTTGCTGGAATTTGGCCGCGATTCTTTCTTGCCCAGTCAATTACCTCTTCCGCAAACCAGCGTTTTTGCCCCTCTCTGGCGCCAGTGGCCCGTATCGGAGTCGGAAATCCAGGCTGAACAACGACGAGCTGCCTGATTGTGACTGGAGACAGACTCAGCCATTCTGCGATTGAATCGACAGTCCATATTTCCGGAGCAGCCCCCTTTTCAAGCCGGCCAACCAGATCTTCTAGGCGCTGTAAAAGCGCGCTTTCATGGTTGATCGATTGTTCTGCATGAGCTGTTTGAGTCATGCCGCAATCCTTTCCTGTTCGCCTGCAACCGTCTTTGCCGTGCCGCCATCCACCCAGACCGCCTGCATCGTGTCAGGCAGGCTGGCCGGCGCCTGTTTCAGGGTGCCGCTGACAATCACCGTTTCGAGGGCAGCAATCCCGCCGTCGTAGGTCAGTTCGTCCAGCAGGGTGATCAGCTCGCTGCGTCCGCCAAGGTCCAGCACGTCGAACCGGTCAACCAGCAGGATGCGCAGCCCGGACAGCTCGGCGATGACGATGGCCAGCAGCACGTCCGCACGCCAGCGTTCTGATTCTGAAAGCAACGCATGGGCCCGGCCGCCGGCAGTGATTTCCATCCCGGCCCCCACCTGCACGACCGGCCAGCCGGCAATGTCGCTGCGGCTCTTCAGCAGCCGGTTGACCGGCTCCAGCGCCCGGGACAGCAGCTCGGCCTGGATGCCGCCGGGGGCCAGTGCATCGGCAATCAGCAACCAGCCCTGCACATCGGCATGGTGCCGGGCGGCATCGGCAGTCTTGCGGCCGGCTTCGGCTGCCGTGCGCTGGCTGTTGCGCAGGCTGGCCAGCTCATCAGCCAGTTGCCTGCGGCGACCGGTCAGCTCGGTCACCCGGGCCTGTTGGCAGTCCAGATCCTCGCTGGTGATCTCCTGGCCGGCACCTTCGTCCAGGGCTGCCAGCTGTGCTGCCGCTGCTTCGGCTGCGGCCAGGTCGCGCCGGTCGTTGGCAACGGCCCGGGCCATCAGGTCGTGTGACTGCCGGTATTCCGGCAGCCGGGCAGCTGCATCACCTGCATCACCTGCAGCGGATCCCGGCGGCCCGTATTCCCGCTCATAGGCATCCATTGCATTCAGTGCTTCCTGATAGGCCGGGCGATCAATCCCGAGCGGCTGCGCTTCGTCGATCAGGCCATTCAGTGCGCGGGCCAGGTCATGGATGGTTCCGTTGCGATGGGTGCCTGCCCCCGCTGTTGCACCGGCAATCCTGGCGGCCCAGTCGGCCAGCTCGGCTTCATCAGCAGCCAGCTTGACCCGGATCCGCTCGAGGCGGCCGGCGCGTTCTTCCAGCGTTGCGCGCTGGCCGATGCTGTCCTGACGGGCCTTGCGTTCTGCCTGCATGGCGCCCAGACGTTGCTGGGCCGCAGCAATTTCTCCATCGACGACATCCAGCTCCTGCTCGATGGCCAGCAGCCCGGTTTCTTCCACCAGCGGCACGGACGAAGGCGCCCACAATTCCGCCTTCTTCTCGCCGTAGGCTTCGCCCGTGACGGCACGCCAGGCACCCTTGGCTTCGGTCGCCCGGGTCCGGGCGGCTTTCTCGGCGGTGTCAAAGTCACTGCGCAAGAGAGGCAAGACTGCCATGACCCGGGCCGGATCCGCACCGCGGCTGATGAGTCGTTGCTGTACTTCCTCTGCCGAGGCCGAACATCCGGTCAGGGCAAAGAGCAGTTCCCGGCGGGCATCCTGCCCGGCCTGCGCAAACAGGGGCGCATCAAGGACATAGGGCAGCGCGGCACGGGCCTTGTCAGGATCCTCGACGATCTGGCCATGCCGGTTCACCTTGCCGTCCGGCAATGCCACGGTGGCAAAGCGCCCGTCGGCAAATTCGACCCGTACCATGCCGGCCTTGTGGCCATCGGTGACCAGCTGGCCGCAGTCTTTCTTTCTGGCCACCCGTACCGGGTCGCCGGACATGGCCATGCGGACGGCCTCGAGCAGGCTGGACTTCCCTGCCCCGTTCCGGCCGGCAATCAGGGTGACGGGGGTCGTCAGGGCCAGCCGGGCACTGTGCAGCCCCTGGAAATTCTGAACTTCGATCCGGGTGAGTTTCATGCCGACGCTCCTTTTCTATTCACAAGCTCCATAGCCTTCTCAACGACAGGAAGTGCAGGCACACCTCCGATCGTTACTTCGCACGAATCCGGTTGAAGGCCTTGATCCTCCGCCCACCTTGCAGCCATATCGATCGCTTCTTGCTCCGTCTGAAAAGAACTACCTTCCCATTTGCCATCTCGCAAAAGCGGTGCACCGTTCCAGCACGCGAAATAGTGTTGAGAACCATCTCTTCTCCTGAGCGGACCAAGCGCACTTGCACCGGAGGTTTGCAGTGCATCGATAAATTTCATGCTGCCTCCTGCACCAGCTGGATGACGGCAGCCCGGCTGTTGGCCGGCAGTTTTGAAACGGTCAGTGCGGCTTCCAGTTCACGGATGCGGGCGTTCGCGGCATCAAGCTGCTCCGCATCGAACCGGGCCGACTCGGCCTCGGCGGCAAGCGCGATGTTCTGGCGGCCCAGCTCCATGAGGTTTTCCTTGAGCTGGCGTACCTCATACAGGCTGCGTTCGTACAGGGTCCGGTTATGCTCGGCCGTTTCAGAGGTTCTGCAATTAAGCTTTTCCAGATAGCTGACCCGGCTTTCCAGATAGCTAACCCGGCCGCGCCGCTCGCTGTTCACACGCTGCAGGCGTTCGACGTAACCGCGGGATACCGGATCCTCGACGGCGATGATGATGATCAGTTTGTTCATGGGGTCATCCTTCAGCCGGGACCACGGTTTCGTGGCCCCGGGCATGCTGTTGTCAGGCGGCCTGCTGGTCGTCGTTGCTCACATCCAGGTCTGCAAGCGAGCCACCCTTGTCGAGCCACTCCTGCACCCATGCCGGTTTGCGGCCACGCCCCGACCAGGTCATGTCCTGATTCTGCGGATGGCGGAACCGGACAGTGATCTCGCGGCTTGCGGTGGCGGCTTCCCGCCCGGCCCGCTCCTCTTCCTGCTGTTCATGCCAGGCTTTCCAGCCCTTGACCCACTGGATGCACAGCTCGCCGGTCTGTACCGGGCAGGCGCTTTCCGGCTCGCCGGCCTCTGCCGCACGCCAGCCGTTTTCCCATGCCTGATCACGTTCGAGGTCTGTGACCGTGGCTTCGTCCGGAGCGGGCAAGGCGGGTGGCATCTGCCCGGTGGCCGGTTCGGCATCAATCACGTTGCCGCCCGCGGCCGGCCCATCCATGCCGCCGCCGTCGTTGTCGTGGTACTCGTGACCAAGGTCCATGGCACGCTGGTCCGGCTCTCCGGCCACTTCGTCCATGCCGGCCAGGTTCTCGCCAGCGTCAGCAACGACGATCAGGCATGCCTTGCCTTCACTGTCGAACAGGTCATGACGGCCGGCAGCAGCGCTGTTGATCTTGAACACGGCCTTGATACCGTCCTTGCGCACGACCTGATCCAGCTCGCCGACCACCGTGGTGCGGCCTTCGCTGGCCAGGATGTGTACGGCCATGCGCACGTTGGTATCCACACGCTTGCGGAGGCGGTCAATGATTTCGTTTTGCCGGTGCTGGTTCAGCTTTGGCCACACGTCGGGCATCAGGCGAACCTCCTGCACCAGTGCCTGCAACAGGTCTTTTCCGATGGTGTCGGCAGTCATCTGGCGAAAATCGAGAGGGGCATTCATGGTGTTGGTCCTTTCAGGTCAGACGGCTGCCCGCTCTGCGTCGGCGGCCATTTTGCGGAGCTGGTCCGCGGTGAAGGTGATGCTGCTGGCGCTCAGACGGCGGTCAAGGAACAGCGTGACGGTACCGTCGGCCTTGGCGTGAAAGCCGTGCAGGTTGACCGGCGAGAAGGCCCGTCGGCGCGGCGCCTTGATCTGGGCGGGTTTGGCCCGGGTTTGCCCGTTGGTCTTGGCCGTGAGTACCGTTGTGCCCATGGCGGCGTACACCGGTGGCCGGCCGGTACCGCGGCAGAGGCGTTCAACTTCTCCGGCATTGAGGTGCTGGGACAGCAGGTGCAGGGTATCGTCCGTGTCGATCTGCATCCGGGCGGCAATGTCGCTGGCCGTCAGTTCGCCGCTGGCGCGCAGCAGCGCAGGGATGTCGTGGTAGCTGGTCATGTTCTTCTCGGATCAGTGGGTTTCAGCGATGCGTTCAAGGTGGTGTCGCTGCAGCGGGCTCAGGTACATCCCCATGCCGTAGTGACTGAACCGGTCCGTCAGGTCATCGACGAACGTACGGTCCCAGTCAGCTTTGGCATTGGTATCTGCGTCGGTCAGCAATTGCCGGAACCTGGGCTCGGAAAACACCTGGTCGACCCGCTTGTTGGTCATGCACATTCCGGTTACTCCAGATCCAGTCCAGCGGCCGGCCGCCGGCGAGTGGTCCGCTTGTTCTCGATGGCCTGGTCGACAATCGCCCGGTCGGTTTCGCTGAGTCCGCGGGCAATGTCCTGGGCAACGGCCAGATCGCCATCCTTGAGGGCAGCCAGCGCGTCCTGCAGGCCCAGCTCATCAGGGCTGTGATCTGCCTCGTCCTTGCCAATCACCTCGCCTGTCCGGGGATCGACATCGACCGGTGCGGCCGAGGCCGGTGCCTCCTGTGCGGCTTGCTGCTCGATACTGGCCTCGGTGCGGTGCAGGTCATCCATGCTCACCGAGTAGGTGCCGGAGGCGTCCGGGGTGGCGTCGTAGATGTCGCCGGCTTCGTCGGCAGTCTGCAGGCCCATCGACAGTTCCGGGGCAAAAGCGCGGGTCCACCAGCCGCCGGCCCGGTACATCAGCATCTGCTGAGGGATCGACTGCCATTTGCTCCCGTTCTTGCCGTACCAGCCCTCTTTCTTGGCGATACCTATGGTCACGTCCGAGCCCACCAGCTTTTCGCCGGTAGCTTTCTCGATCGCCCAGGCACGGCAGCCCCATTCGTCGGTGTTGCGCTCGCCGAAGAACTCGAAACGTAGCGCGCTGAACCGGCCGCAGGTGTTGACGGTGGCAATCAGGAACTGCGCCGACCAAGTCGGGCGGCCATGCACGATGACGAGGTTCTGCATCACCATCAGCGGGTCGGCACCGACGCGCTGGGCCATGTTCAGGGCGATCACGCAGTTGGGCAGGTTGCCTTGGTATTCCTTGGGAACCAGCGTCGAGCTGGCCAGCAGCTTGGCAGCGCGCTGGGCAAGCTCGAAGCCTTGCAGGTTGGTAAGGCCGACGCTGACCTGTGGCATCTGCATTTCAGCCGGGGGTGGCTGCCGAAGCGCTTGGATACTGGCGACTTGATTCATTTCGATGGTTCTCCTGATTAGCCTTTGAACTTGCAGGTCGCGTGGGCCGGGCAATACCTGGCCGAGCAGAGGACGGATTTCGGATTGCCGTAGAAGGATCCGGAATGGATCAGCCGGCTGGCGTGCTGGAGCAGTCCGGGCCGCTCTTCATCACCGAGCAGCGCATCCCGGGCGCCGTGGATTTCCCCGGTGCCGACACGCTGGGCACTGGCCGTCTTGCCGGTCTGCAGGCCGATGATCTGGGCCGGCGCGGTCAGGGGCTGGCCGACGGCAAACTCGGCGATCAGCTCGTACACGCCCATCTGCGGCCCGTGGCCCTGGGTCACGGCGGCGCCATCACTGCCCACTGCCCTGCCCCCGGTCTTGAGGTCGGCAATGCCGAGCTGGCCATCCGGTAGCCGGCGGATACGGTCGGTGGTGCCGGTCAGCGCAATGCCCAGGTCCGTGATTTCCAGTCTCTCGCATGAGACTTCGACGCCCGTGTAGTCCTGGTGCGGGGCAATGTCGGCGCAGTACCGGGCATGCAGCGCCAGCCCGATCTTCTCGGCCGAGCGCGGATCGGTGTCGCCCCAGTCGACCTCCCCGTTGCCCTCGGTGTCATCCTTGCCGTGCAAGGCATCGACCAGGGCGCCGGCCGCTTCGTCGGCGGTCAGCGGATTGCCATCCAGCCGGGATTGGTCAAACAGGGCGGTACCGGCATGTACCGCGGTACCGAGCCGGGCGGCACCGGATGACGGCAGGCGCATACCGAGCAGGTGTTTGGCCGCCCATCGGGCCGGGCAATCGAACAGTTCAGCCAGCGAGCTGGCGCGGATCGTGATGATGGTGTTCATGACGGCTGCCCCTGGCGCCGGGACATAACGGCATTGGCGATGGCTTCACCCGTGCTGATCTCGTGCAGCTGTACGGGGGCACTCATGCCCAGCTGCTCTTTCAGGACCTGCCGGTACCGGCATGCTTCATCCAGCTCGTAGGACAGTTGCTCGAACAGGACACGGGAATCTCGGTCGATCTGCCGGCAGTAGGCCTCGGCTGCGTCGCGGATGGCCCGCTTTTCGCGCTCCGCGTCGGTTGCGACACGGAATTTCTGGACACCAAGGCGCACGACCCGGCGCTGGGCCAAGGCGTAACGCAGGCGGGTAATGGCGGTTTTCAGGCTCTTCATAGCGACCTCTCAACAGGGTTATCTGTCATCAATCTACAAATATGTTTGTTGAGTGTCAACAGATAATTTTGTTAGCCAACAGAGAGGTTGCCGATCACACCAAGCGATTCAGGAATCACGCATTGATGGCGTATGGCTTTTATGTTCAAGTAATGGAGATACGCTTTTGCAGATCTTGAAGAAGGGCTACGCATGACGGCTGCGTTCAAGGACCGAGTGCTCGCACACGTTGAGCACATTAAAAAGATGGGCAGCCTGTGCTCGACCGAGGAAACCACGAAGCAAGCATTGATCCTGCCGTTACTGGATATTCTCGGCTTCAGCGCCTTTGACCCGACTAAAGTCAAAGCTGAATATCAAGCTGACTTTCCTGGTGTAAAAGCAGGGGAGCGCGTCGACTATGCGCTGTTCTGCCATGGTGTACCGGTGATGTTTGTCGAGGCCAAGGTCCACGGAGAAAAGCTGGTCAACCATTGCCCGCAGTTGTCTCGCTATTTCAATGCCACGCCGGAGGTTGCCGTATCGGCCATTACAAATGGCAAGGAATGGCGCTTCTTCACGGATCTCGACAACAAGAACATCATGGATGCTGAGCCGTTCTTGACGATCGACCTGACGACTGTCACCGATGCTGATATTCAGCAGCTGCATCGCTTCCGACATGACCAGTTTCAGCCGGAGGCCTTGCGTACCTTGGCTGAGGAAAGTATTTACCTAGCGGCCTTTATCAAGGTAATCAGTGACAGCCTTCGCGATGTAGACACTGACTTTGTCCGCTATGTTGCAAATCGTTCAAGCATCCAGCGCCAACTCAACCAGCGCTTCTTGGAGACAATCACACCATTGGTTCGTCAAGCGGTTGAACGCTCGGTCAGTGCAATGGTGGTATCGGGGTTGTCGGCAAGTGCCAAACCGCAAGAATCGCCGGATGATGGACGTATCGAAGCTGAAAAGCCGATTGATCCTACTGCGCCTATTGTTGATCCAGATAACAGCCGTATCGTGACTACGCATACCGAGCGCCAAGTTTTCGCCAATGCCAAGCTTGTACTTGGTGATGATGCGGATCTACATGCCCGTGATACGGAGAGCTACTTCAGCGTCCTGTACCAAGGAAAAACCAACCGCTGGTTACTGCGCTATTTTGATAACAAACAGCGCCCAAGCATTCAGCTACCTTTCGCATTATCCGAGCAGTCGCGCAATGAAGTTTCCCGCGCAGGGTTGGAAATAGGCGCAGGTGAACAGATAATTATTGATCGCCCAGAAAATCTGCTTCGGTTGCCAGGTCTGCTATTTGACGCCTACAGTTATTGCTCAAATGACGAAAATTTCCGCAGAAAACAGTAGGAAGCAATCCTCGCCGCAAACCCACCATTTGGTGGGGTTTTTTATTGATTTTCCGCGTTAAAAAATGCAAAACCCGCCGAGTGGCGGGCTGTGATCGCTAAATGGCATACGTGATTGCTGGCGGTTACTCCGATACCCATTTTCCAACTACTACACCGCATAGACTCGCATTGCCATTGATAGGTAACAGTTTTGGACCTGGCCAGTCAGGATTGAGCGGCTTGAGAAATTTGTGTTCACCTTCAACAACAAGTTGTTTGAAGGTTGCCTCATTATCGTCTTCCAGACGGACTACCACGTTTCGCCCATGTTCGGCCGGTGCATCTGGGTCGACAAAGATGATGTCTCCATCCTGATACTTCGGCTCCATCGACACTCCGCGTACACGCAGTGCAAAGGCATGCGGTCCGACATGCCGCATACAGGGTAGCCAGTCTTCTGCGTCCCCCGGTGCCAGACTATCAATCACTTCGCTCCAGTTTCCAGCCTGAACCCAAGAAATCAACGGAACAAGACAACGAATGCCAGGGGCCGGTTCTATGTTGACAGGCATGGATGTGCATGCCTCACCAGGCTTATGTCGTGCCTGATCTGCAATAGGCTCCCCTATACCCGCTTCAAGCCACTCGGGAGAAACACCCAGTGCCAACGCAATTTTGGCGTTGTAGCGACTCCCTCCTGCTGCGTTCTTTGGATTGCGCAGGTACTGGATCGACTGCTGCTTGATACCCACCAGCCTGGCCAGTTCATTCTGACCAATAGCGGCGCGGTCCATCGCCCAAGCAAGGCGTTCTGCGTACGTTTCCATGAGAATGAGGTTACAAAAATCTTTGTTGTTGTGCTGACAAATTTGTTTGTTATAAACTACAGGCAAATCTGTTGAAAATAAGGACGCTACCATGTCAGCACCAGCACTCGACAAAGCCATTGAGCATGCGGGATCGCAGGCGCTTCTAGCAGCGAAAATCAGTTCGCCAGGGAAGCTCGTTAAGCAGCAGCACATTTCATATTGGAAAAAGTCCGAAAAGGTGCCGGCTGAGTACGTTTTGTCCATCGAACGTGAAACGGGGGTCTCCCGTCACGAACTACGGCCAGACCTCTACCCAAAAGAGCATCAATACTCGCCCCATGACTCAAGCCTAACTACCGAATGTGAAGTCGTCCCCATGAGAAAGGCAGGCTAGTCATGGGAGCCTACGCACACGTCACGGCTGCGGCCCAGATGCTGGCCAAGCGGTTCCACAACGGCATCGCCGGGCTGGCCACGGTCATGGGCAAGAACCCGACCACGCTTGCCAACAAGCTGAACCCGAATTACGACAGCAACCAACTGACGCTGGAAGAAGCCGCCGAGATCACCGACCGGACGCAGGATCCCGCCATTGCGGATGCTTTGGCGGCCCTGTGCAACCGGACGACCGTTGCCCTGCCCTCTGGCGACATCAGCATGAAGGATCTTGCCCGCGAATTTTGTCGCCTGACGGCCGAATGCGGGCACGTTGGCCACAAGATCGACGAGGCCGAGCACCCCGACAGCGAATGGGGCGAGCAGATCAGCCCGGGAGAGAGGAAACAGATCGCCATCGAGTTACGGCACCTGCTTTCTGCAACCGTCGGGATGCTGCGCCGGGTGGAGGGGTGATCATGGAAATCCGCGAGATTCGTCACTTTCACCTGTTCTGCGGTCTGGGCGGCGGGGTAAAAGGATTTCACTCGCAAGGGGCTTCAAAGCTCCTTCGTAGTAGCACATGCCTCACCATGAGCGGGGGACTGTGCCATGCGTGACTACGCAAAAATAGCGCCCACTTTCTGGACCGGTCGTACCGGTCGCTCGTTACGGGGCAATCCAGAAGCCCAGGTTGTCGCCATGTACCTGATGACGACACCCCACGCCAACATGATCGGCGTATTTCATTGCCCGCTGATCTACATCGCACATGAAACCGGACTACCCCTGGAAGGGGCTTCAAAGGGGCTTCAAAGCCTGATTGATGCAGGATTTTGCACCTATGAAGCCGATATGGAGCTGGTTTGGGTACACGAAATGGCCCGATTCCAGATCGGCGACTCACTAAAGCCTAACGACAACCGTGTAGCCGGTGTGCGCAACGAATATGAGCGCATCCCTGAAAGCCTTGTCCGGCAAGGGTTTTACAGACGATACCAGTCGGTTTACCACTTGCCTGAAGAGCATTTTGACGCAAGCCCCTTTGAAGCCCCTTCAAAGTCCCTTGGAAGCCAAGAGCAGGAACAGGAGCAGGAACAAGAACAGGAGCAGGAGGAAAGCAGCGGCAAAGGAACTCCACCAGTTCAGCGCGCAAACGGGGCTTCGCCGCCGCCTGCCAACCGGGCTGATCCAAACAAGGCCCGGGCCAACGAAATCACCGCGATGCTGCGCAAGCGGGGTGCTGCGCTGCAGGCCCAGGATCCGAGGGTGCTGGCATGGGCTGCCGAGGGAGTCAGCGATGCGCAGTTGCTGACTGCGCTGGATCTCGCCCAGCGCCGGCGGGCTGACCAGCAAAGCGCCCAGCCGGTCAACGCCGGATTTCTCGACACGCTGCTGCGTGAGCCTGCCCCACGGGTAGCAAGCGGAGGTAACGGGCGCAGATCTTTCGACCCGTCGGCATACATCAACCAGAGGATTCACGATGAACCCGAAGCCATCATCATCGACGGTGAATGCCAGCGTCTGGCTTACACCGCGCCCGGCCCTCGAAAACAAATCGATGATCACCCGCCTGTACAACCGCCTGGACGGCATGTACCCGAACCTCTGGCAGGCAAATTTCCCCAGCGAAGAGGCCACGGAGGCTTGGAAAGACACGTGGGTTGAGGCGTTCTGTGAAGAGGGAATCACTCCGCAGGAAATCGCCACGGCCCTGACCGTATGTCGCCGTCGGCACGAGAGGCCGCCCAGCCTGACGCAGTTCCTGAAAGCCTGTCGCCCGCAAGCCAACAGCGATCCCGAGCCGGCGTTCTACGACGCCGCCGACCAGATGGTCCGGCGCCATGCAGGCCAGCAGGAAACCTGGCCGAGCCCCCGGCATTTCTGGGCAGCCCAGCGCGTCGGGGGCGACATGCTGCATCTGGGCTGGCGTGAGCTGGCCGGACGCTGGCGTGCCGCTTGGGAACAGGCTGCAGCGGATGCGGACAGGCCGATCCCGGTTGCCGCACCACGGGAACAGTCCCTCCCCGCCCCGGGCAAGACTACCCGCTCCGAAGCCGAGGTATCGCGGATGCTCTCCGAAGCCCGGAAACAAGCCCGGAAGCAGTCGCAGGATGGCCAGCAGTATCCGGACGGTCTCGACCTGAGCTGGACCGAGCCAATCAACAAGGCGCCGGCCAGCTACCCGTGCATCTCGCTCCAGTACGCCCATGCGGTGCGCACCCGGTACGGCCTGTCCGTCAGCGACGCCCTGCTCTCACGGCTCGGCATGTCTCGTGGCAGCGCCAGCAACTAAAGGAAATGTTCATGAATCAGGAAATCCAGTTCGGTACCCAACGTCACGCCAAGCGAGGCATGCAAGCACTTGGCCGTCTGAAAACCGGCCAGATGAACAAGACCGAAGAGGCATATGCCAAGCATCTTGAGCAACGGCGCCATGCTGGTGAGGTGGCGTGGTTCAAGTTCGAAGGGCTGAAATTCAGGCTTGCCGACAATACGTTCTACACCCCTGACTTCGCGGTCATGCTGGCCAGCGGCGTGATGGAAGCACACGAGGTCAAAGGCTTCTGGCAGGACGATGCCCGCGCCAAGATCAAGATCGCCGCCGACATGTATCCGTTCCGTTTCATCGCGGTCAAAGTCCGGGCAAAAAAGGACGGTGGCGGGTGGCACGCGGAAATTTTCGAGTGAGGAAAATGGGAGGTGACCATGATTGAACCTGCAGCCGCCCTCGCCTACTGGGCCAAGTGGGCTGTCGATCCCGGCAACCGGAGCCAGTCGTGTGTGTCGATCGAGCACCGCTGCATGGATGATCCGGCCCGCTACGTGTTCGAAGAAGATGCAGAAAAGCGGTTCCGGTTCCGCTACGACCAGAGGACAGGCGAGCTGGTGGAAAAGCTGGTGACCACCATGCCGGCCGCAGAGCGCCAGGCACTGCAGGCCCGGCACGTTTACTTCCCTGCCCTGACGGATGAGGCCGTGGCCCGGCGCCTCGGCATGTCGGCCCGGGCCTTCGACACCGTGCTACTGGCCGCCACGCTCAGGTTCGGCCGGCTCTGGCGGGAAAGCCATCGGGTGGCAGCATGAAGCGACCACGTGGCAACGGGCTCTCGTCACGCATCTGCGACGTACTGGCCGATGCTCCGAGGCCGATGTTTTTGGGCGAGATTGAAGCTGCGCTGGAATTTCATCATCAGCCAGCAGAGATCATGTCCGTTTTGGTTAAGCTACGACGCTCTGGCAAAGTGGCCGCCAGTTTGCGCGAACGAGAGGGATCGGGTCGACGTATTGCTCGCGCGTACGGGCTGAAGGAAACATCCCTTGGGTTGTAGGGTGATTTCGGCATATATGCGAATGCTGGCCATAACCCCCAATAACCACGGGGATCAGGTATATTGACGCTGTGGTGGTCGAGTTGCGTCCACGATTCAGGCAAGGCCCGCACGCATGACGATGCGGGCCTTTTCGTTTACAGTCCATGCCATACCCAATGTCATTGGAGCGTATAAATGAAGCCTATCGTGTACGACATCGTGATCCGCCAAGAAGTAGAAGCTCGGGACGAAGCGGAAGCGCTCTCTACCCTCTTGAGTGATCTCCGATATGGTGACCGGTCATGTGCCAGCTTTGAGCCCGTGCGGGATGACAACCGCTATGGTCCCAAGGACCTCGAGTCTCGGAACAATGGAGGCCACCTTGTCCTCAATGCCGAGGGGAAACACACACTCCTTACGCTGATTCTGGACTATGCGGCGGCATACAAGGCCGGCAATGAAGCCACGACTGTTGAACTGTATTCTGAAATTACATCAACGCTCAACTACCTCAAAAATCGGGCACGCTTTGATGACGATGTCCGGAAAAAGCAATCCAGCGATTAGGCACAGCACATTCCAAGCACCAAGCCCCGCCATGAAGCGGGGCTTTTTTCATGGCTTCCACATGAGATTAGCGGCATGCTTATACGTTGGGGCGTTCATTGACTGATTGAAAATCTCGTACATCATCACAATCTTCATAATTCCACGACAAAAGGAGTCATGATATGAACGACGATAACTTTAAAGTTGGTGATGTTGTCCGGTTGAAGAGTGGCGGACCGCGCATGACCATCCAGAGACAGGATCGCGAGGGATGGCTATGCGTGTGGTTCACTTCTTACGAAGCTGATAAAGCCTCTTATCACTCTTTCCCGACTGAAGCCCTTGCTCTGGTCAAGGAATAGTGACTAAGAGCTGCTAACAAAACCGCATGACTCATCGGTAAGTTACTGATCTATCAAGTTCGCAACTATCCGAAACATAGGTTTTGTTAGCCGGCCTAAAGCATGAGCAATCCCCGCCGTTAATCGGCGGGTTTTTCATTTGGAGCAGCCAAACGCGTGGGATACCGCCATGGCCAAACTGACAAAACTGACACCTGAAAAAGAAGCACGGTTTCTGGAGGTGCTGGCCGATACTGCAAACGTCAGTGCCGCGGCCAAGGCGATCAGGATGGCCCGTCCCTACCTGTACGAGCTGAAGGCTAAAGACAAGCGCTTCGCCGCGGCTTGGGATAAGGCGGTGACGTATGGCACGGCCGCTCTGGAAGATGAGGCTGTACGCCGTGCCTGCGTCGGCACACTCAGGCCGGTGTTCTACAAGGGCGTGAAGGTCGGCTCGATCCGCGAGTACAGCGACACCCTGCTGATCTTCCTGCTGAAGGCACGGGATCCTGACAAGTACGCCGAGCGCGTGAAGAAAGAACTCACCGGCCCAGGGGGCGGGCCCGTGCAGCACACGGCCGTCTCGCTGGAGGAATACCGTGCTGCCCGAAACAAGATCCTCGACGACTACTGACGCGGCGAGACAGCTGGCCATCCAGGTTGAGGCACAAGAGGATCTCTACTTTTTTGCGCGCTACATGTTCAAGCGGCGCAAGGGATTCAAGTGGCTGCACAACTGGCACCATCGGGCCGTATGCGATGCCCTGATGCGGGTGTACCGCGGCGAGTGCAAGCGGCTGATCATCAATATCCCGCCACGCTATTCCAAAACCGAACTGGCAGTGGTGAACTTCATTGCCTGGGCGATGGGCAAGGCTCCCGACAGCGAGTTCATCCACGTCAGCTATGCTACGCCACTGGCACGGAACAACAGCGTCAATGCCCGATCGCTGATGCAGCACGAGGCTTACGGTGAAGTGTTCCCCGCGGTGACGCTCGACTCTGATGCCGGCGCACACTGGACTACAACCGCCGGTGGCGTGATGTATGCCACGGGCGCAGGCGGCACGATCACCGGTTTCGGTGCCGGAAAAATCCGCGAGGGCTTCGGCGGCGCGATCATCGTAGACGACCCGCACAAGCCTGACGAAGTGCGCTCGGACACGATCCGGCGCGGTGTGATCGATTGGTTCCAGAACACACTCGAATCACGCTGCAATAGCCCGGAGACACCGATCATCGTGATCATGCAACGTCTGCATGAGCAGGATCTGTCCGGATGGTTAATTGATGGTGGCAACGGAGAGGACTGGGAAGTTGTCAGCCTGTCCGCAATTACCGAATCAGGAGAGGCGCTGTGGCCTGAAAAGCATAGCCTTGATGATCTTGCGCGCCTGAGCCAGACCAACAGTTACGTATTCTCTGGTCAGTATCTCCAAAAGCCGACGCCCCCAGGTGGGGCAATCATCAAGGGTGAATGGTTCCCGAGGTACAGGGTCATTCCCCCGCTACGTTGGCGGGCTGCTTACGTGGACACGGCCCAGAAGGCTGGCCAGCACAACGACTACACCGTATTCACCCATGCCGGCATGGGCATCGACGGCAGGATCTACATCCTTGATGTCCGTCGACAGAAAGTGGATGCAGTCGGCCTGGAAAAGCTGGCCAGAGACCTCTACGCCAGCTGGCGGATTAGCAACACGGTGACACAGGTACCGTTCCGGTATTTCGCCATTGAGGACAAGTCGTCTGGCACAGGGCTGATCCAGCAGCTCAAAGAGCGTCACCGCATACCGGTCAAGCCGGTCAAACGCTTGGCAGGTCAGGACAAGTACTCGCGAGTAATGGACGTACAAGGTCACCTTGAAAGCGGATTCGTCTGCTTGCCCGAGGAGGCGCCATGGGTAGCCGATTTCATTGCCGAATGTGAGGCATTCACCGCTACTGATGCGCATGCCCACGACGACCAGGTCGATACCCTCGCCGACTGCGTCAGCGACATGCTGGCCGGCGGCGTTTCCATGCTGGACATCCTATGAGCAAACAAGCAAAAAACCGCCGGCCACAACATGGCCGAGGCAAAGGTATGGTCGCGACTGACGGTCTGCAGAGCATGGCTATGCGACTGGGCGGCCGACAGCGCGAGATGAGTTATGCCCGCGTCAACCTGCTGACGGACCAGCGCAACCAGCTGGATGCACTGTGGTTCGAAGACTGGTGCGCACGGAAGATCTGCGACAAGAAATCACGGGACATGACGCGCCGGTGGCGCACGGTCAAGTCAAACGATACTCCGGCCGCAGAGCTCGAGCGTTTCGAGCGGCTGGAGCGGCGTCTGAACGTGCGCGAGGTCATACGGCAGGCACACCAGTGGGCAAGCCTGTATGGCACTGGCGCCATCATCCTGGTGGGAGACGGCCAGGACCCGACGGTCGAGTTCGGCGAGGATGAAAGGCTGGTACGACTGGTTGCTCTTGACCGGCATTCGATCTCGGCCAGTACCGAGCGAGAGCAGAACGTGTTGTCTCCCGTTTTCGGGGAGCCGGTGACCTACACGATCAAAGGCATGCAGGAAATACACCGTAGCCGGGTCATTCTGGTTCGTGCTGTAGAGCGACCGCCTTCTGACGCAGAACGTCTGTGGGGCATCTCTGATCTGGAGGGCGTCATCGAGGCAGTCAAGCGGTTCGACATGCTGAGCCTGAATGTCGGTGACCTGGTAACCGAGTCCAAGGTGGATGTGTTCAAGATCCAGGGCTTCGCCAACAAGATCGCGGCTGGCTTCGAGAACGAAATCATCCAGTTGATCTCGTCAATCCAGGCGATCAAGTCGACCACCAACAGTGTCGTTGTCGATGGAGAAATCGAATACGAGCAGAAAGAACTGACCTTTACAGGCCTGAAGGACCTGCTGGTCGAGTTTCGCAATACCGTTGCCGGTGCGGCTGACATGCCCCTGACCGTGCTGTTCGGCCAGTCGGCGGCAGGGTTTGCCAGCGGTCAGGAGGACATCACGAACTACCACGAGTCAATCCATGGCCTGCAGGAGTCCCGCCTGCGTCATGTGTTCGACCGGCTGGATCCGATCCTGGCCCGCATGTTGTGGGGCAAGACCCCCGATGACTGGTGGTTCGAATTCCCGCCATTGACCGAGCTGACGGCAGAGCAGCGTGCCAACGTGCTGAATATCACCGCAACCGCCTGCGGCACCCTGCTTGACCGGGGCGTGCTGCGTGAAGACCAGATCCTGTCCGAGCTCAAGCAGTCCGAGCTTTTTGACAATGTCACAGAGCAGGACGTGACCGCAGCCAGGAGCCTTGCCGGTTCGCACGAGGAGGATCCATATGGATTTGCGCCAATTACTGGCATCGCAAGGCCGACAGACCCGACGAAACCGGCAGTTACGCCCGGCAACGCCCAGCAAGCGAACAGAGGTGTGGTACCGGCAGCAGCTGCTTGAACTTGTGGCGGTCATGCGCACGATCGTTGAAGAGGAAATCGGTGGAGTCCAGCTCCTGGTCCAGGACAAGGACGGTGACCCGCCGACCGGCCTGTTCGCCAGGGCTTTCAATTCGGCAATGGATCGCGCCATTGAGCGGATTGCCCGACTGGTTCCCAGATCCATGCTGGAGCGGATGGCTGCAGGCATGGTGCGGCGGGCCAACCAGCAGAACCACCGCCAGACCGCACAGGCCGTCAATGCCGCCATCGGCATCGACGTTGGTCAGATGATCGAGCGCTCACCATCCGTGGCTGCGCAGGTCGAAGCCGCCACGATCCATAACGTGAACCTGATCACCAGCATTCAGAGCCAGTATCTGGATCAGGTCCGCACCACAGTCATGCAGGCCGTGACCAGTGGCCAGCGACATGAATCGATCATTGCGTCGGTTCGCGAAACAGGCCGGGTTTCGGAAAGCCGGGCCCGGCTGATTGCCCGTGACCAGACCAACAAGCTGAACGGAGCGCTCACGAAAGCGCGCCAGACATCGCTTGGAGTGCGCCGCTATCGCTGGAGCGGTGCGAACGATGAGCGGGAGCGCGAAACGCACCGGGAGAACAACGGAAAAATTTTCAGCTGGGACGATCCGCCGCCCACTGGCCATCCCGGGGAGGACATCAACTGCAGGTGTGTCGCCATCCCGATTATCGAACTTGACTAGCCCGGCCCGTGCCGGGCTTTCTCATTCATGAAACTGACCGCATACGATTTTCAGCCCTCATCGACCTCAAAACGCCGACGGACTCCGCAGGGTTACCTGGTCGTGCCGGCCTTGTTCGCGCGCACCGGAATCCAGGAGTACGACGGATCCGAGGTCGGCGAGACACCGGGGCAGACATACCTGGTCGATCGCCCGGCTGAAGAGGTCTTTGCTCCGGAGTCGGTTGCCTCTTTCGAGGGCATGCCGATTGCCATTGGCCACCCGGATGACGGCATTACTGCCGATACATGGCGCCAACTGGCCGTTGGCATGGTGCGCGACGTCCACCGCGAAGGGGATTTCCTCGCAGGGGAAATCTGGATCTGTGATGCCGATGCGATTCGTCAGGTCGAGGTCTACGGCATCGAGGAACTCAGCGGAGGGTACTCATGCGAGCTGGTACCGGGCCATGGCGAGGTAGATTTCATCCAGACCCAAATCAGAGGCAACCACGTCGCGCTCGTTCCGAGAGGGCGCTGCGGTGGGCAATGCAGGCTCGGAGACCAAGACAACAGGAGCAACAAGACCATGAAGAAGACTCTTCTGGATTCCTTGCTGGTCGCACTCGGTATCGAAAAGCCGACCGAACAGCAAAAGGCAGCAGCCAAACTGGCACTCGCCACCCGTGACGAGGATCCGGAAACCCCGACAGACGAAGGGGATCCGAACAAGCCGGCTGATGAGGATACCCCGCAAAACCCGGTCCCTCCTGCCCCGCCTCAGAACAAGCCGGATGTACCGGCCGATGAATGTGATCCGGCCAAACCGACCGACGAAGATCCGGCCCAGCAGATCGCGGCCCTTCAGCAGGCTCTGGCTGCCGCGAACGCCAGGATTGCAGAGCTGACCCAGGCAGCCACTGATACAGCCGAGGCTCAGACCGTCGCTGCCGATGCGGCACGTGTGGTGCCCGGCATCCAGGTGACGGCGAAGGATAGCGCCCGCTCGATCCGAGAGAAGGTGATCCTGCACAAAGGTATCGAGAGCAAGGATGGACTGAAGCGCATGAGCGACTGCGAAGTCAAGGCGCTCTACCAACTGGCCAAGTACCAGGACGGTACCGGGCTTGGCCGTGCCTTGCTGGGAGACAACGAGAAAGCACCGGCAGGTGTCGATTACAACCAGCTCTACGGGAGCAAGCAATGACCTACAAGTCGCAAAACCTGACTGCCTTTGCTGGCCAGATCAGTAAGGCAGGCGAGTCACTGGCTCGTGCAACTGGCGAACAGAACGTTGGCACCACCCCTGTGGCGGCCGGGCGCTTTGTGGCCCTGGCTGCCGGTGGCATCAAGGAGCTGGCTGCAGTTACTGATGTTGTGGCCGGTGTGGTCGTGCGATCACCAGTCCAGTCCGAATACCAGCCTGACGAATACCTGAGCGTGGGCAGGGTTGGTCACGGGGACGGCATCTGGGTTGTGCTGGAAGGCTCGGCCGAGCGTGGGGACAAGGTTTTCATCCGCGCTGTTGCCGAAGACAGCAAGCCAGCTGGATCCGTTCTGGCAGCCGAGGTCAGTGAAAAAACCGTTCCCTCGGACTTCCATATCCTCAATGTTACCGCCGGCCTGGCCGAAATCGGCCGCCTGTAAAGGACACCCCATGCAATTCACCCTCAAAGACGGTCTCAACATCCTGATCCCGGCACTGGCACAGTTCCGCGAGCAGATGGTGACCGAGAAATACCCGGAGATCGTGTTCCCGCAGTTCGTGACGATCGACAGTTCTGGCGGTCGCGGCCTGATGGAAAAAATGCACTTCAGTGTCGAATCGGCCAGTGATCTGGACGATGGCCTTGTCGGTGACAAGACCACTTCGATCGATACCGTCGAGGTCGACTTCACACCGGGATCGGCAGCGGTCGTGTCGTGGGCTAAGGGTGTCACCTACACCCTGCGCGAACTGGAGATCTGTGCGCGCCTGAAGATCGACGTGAATACCGAAAAAATGCGGGTCTTGCGCCAGAACGCTGACCAGACCCTGCAAAAGGTGGCCTTCCTCGGCCACGCCCGTGACACGCGAATCAAGGGCCTGCTGAATTCCGACAAGGTCGAAGCTGTTGGCATCAAGGGCGGCAAACCTTTCGCGGAAGGCGCCGCAGACGAAAACGCAGCGGCACTGATCGACATGTTCACCCGTGTGCTGACCAGTACCGACCTGATTGCAGCGCCGGATACGCTGGCCATCCCGATGCTCGACTACGTGACCCTTGGCAGCCAGCCGCGTGGTGAAGGACGCGATACCACGGTACTGAAGTACGTGACCGATGCGTTGGCCGGCATTGCCGGTAAACCGGTCAACCTGAAGCCGATCCCCCTGAAGCTGGCGGACAAGGCCGGTAACGGTGGCAAAAAGCGTGCACTTGCCTACATCAACGATGCACAGCACGTCGTGATGGACATTCCCTCTCCTCCGGAAGTGCTGGATGTCCAGCCGAAGGGCCTGCTTGCCTGGCAGACCGGCATCCGCATGGATTTCGGCGGTGTCACGTTCCTCGAGCCGCAGAGCGCCAAGTACATCGACTACTGACCGGGGACCACCATGGCAGAGCCAACCGTTGACGATCTGGTCGCCAGATACCCTGAATTCAGCAAGGCCGACCCTAACCAGGTCGGCCTTCTGATTTCCGAGGCAGCGCTTGAAGTGGATGCCGGCACCTGGGGCAAATTCCACGGTGCCGGCATCATGGCCCTGGCGGCGCACCTGCTGGCCTTGGCCAGGCAGACCTCCAAGGGTGCCGCAGCCGCATCCGGGCAAGTGACCGGCAAGAAGGCGGGCGACATCCAGTTGAACTACGCGGCCGCGCCGGTCGCTGGCATGGCTGATGCCCTGCTGGCAACGACCGTCTACGGCCAGCGCTACCTGCAGCTGCGCAGTCTTGTGGCCTTCGGGATCCGGGTGGTAACGCCATGACGATGCCTGATCTCGGCAGCCTGCTGCGGCTGCAGCAGATCATTGCCGAAGCTACTGCGAAGTCTGTCGTGGTTGGCGTGCCAGCGAACAAGAATGGCAGAGAAGAAGGCGTACTGGGCAATGCAGACGTCGCGATCATCCATGAGATGGGTGTACCAGAACGCGGCATCCCGGAACGGTCATTCCTGCGCAAAACGATGCTCGAGAAGCACCAGAACCATCAGGAACTGGCAGCCAAGGTCATGCGCAAGGTCCTAGCCGGAGACATGGTGGTCGAGCATGCACTCGAGCTGATCGGCATCGCTGCCGCGGGCGATGTGCAGGAAACCATCGAACGCGGAGATTTTGCTCCACTGTCGCCAGCCACGATCCACCGAAAGGGCAGCAGCAAGGCGCTGATCGACAAAGGTGAGCTACGCCAGTCCATCACCAGCGAGGTTCGTGATGCTTGATGTGTCTGAAATCTTCGATGACCCGGATCTGGCACAGGAGGTCGACTTCGAGACCCGCGGCGGCTCATTCGATGCCAGCGGTCAGTGGGTCGACGAATACACCCCGGTCACGATGATGGCTGTCGTCCATGCCACCAAGCCTGATGACCTGACATTGCTGCCCGAAGGCGAGCGGCATTTGCCGGCCAGGAAGGTCATGACCACCCGCCCGCTCACCGTGGGCGATTTCCTGCTGTATCAGGGCGCGCGATGGCGCGTGTCTGCCTCTTCCGACTGGTCTGAATATGGGTTCCACAACGCTATCGCAACTCGACACAACGGGCTTGCGGCACCTGCTCAGGAGGCTTTTGTCGTTACCTGACGGCTCCGTTCGAGCAGCCGACCAGGCAGCCCCTGCAGACCGGCACGGTCCGTTCATGACTGTTCGTGTCGTGACCACCGTCGAGATCGGACAGGCCCGGCGGACGTTCGACGGCGAGCGCGAGATCGAAACGGTCTCGCAGACCTGCCTGAGCACGGTCAGCGTCCAGGCATTCGGTACGAACGCCTATGCGCTGATGCAAAAGCTGCGCGCCCTGCTGGAGTCGAGTGCTGGCATGTCAGGCCTCAAGGCACTGCACTGCACGGTGCTGTCCATGACCCCTGTCCGCAACCTGACCGGAATCATCGGTATCGGCATCGAGGAACGCGCCAACGTCGATCTGACCATCAACCACGACCACATCGTCGAAATCGATCTGCGCCGTATAGACGAGGCGCCAGTCATCACATATCCGGAGCAATGACCCATGTCTCTCCCTCTCAACCTGATCGTGAACGTCCAGCTGAATACCCAGCCGGTATCGTCAGCGCGTCGGGATTTTGGCACTCTGGCCCTGTTCACTCCCGAGCAGGGCAATGTATTCAGTGACGCAGCCACACTGTATGTAGATTGTGCCAGCCAAGGCGATGTCGAGACAGCCTTTGGCACCAATTCGGAAACAGCCCGTGCCAGTCGACCGTTCTTTGCCCAGACTCCACGGCCGAAATCCATGATGGTGGCCCGCTGGGTACGAGCTGAACGCATCATCCCGGCGGTGAAGTCGGCACTGTCCGGATCGCCGCTGAGCAATACACTGGCTGAACTGAAGGCTGTCACGGATGGTCGGTTGTCGCTGGCCATCGGCGCCAGCCGGTTCGATGTGACCGGTCTCGACCTCTCTTCCGTGGTTGACCTGCAGGGCGTGGCCTCTGTCATCGATGCGAAGATCACGGCAAAGAACGTATCGTGCCGGTATGACGCCGTAGGCAACCGGTTCATCGTCGAAGCCGATGTGGCCGGTGCTGACGATGCAACCCGGATCAGTTACGCAACCGACAGCACCGGTGCCGGTACCTACCTCGGTGGCATGTTGAAGCTGGAGGCCGGCCAGGCCGACATTACCGCCGGCGCGAATGCGGTGACGCTCCCGGCCGAGACCCTGCCGGAGGCGTTTGCCCGCCTGCAGGACAAGAATCCGTCATGGTATGCAGCCGTGCCTGCTGCACAGCTTGGCGACGACGAAATCGAAGCTGCATCGGGATGGATTCAGGCTGCCGACAAGAAGATTTTCGGCTACACGACCACCAAGGCCAGCCACATCGAATTTTCCCAGGGCAATGTTTTCAAGACGCTCTACGACCGGCAGGCATACCGCACCGTTGCCCTGTACGACCGGGATGATTACTACGCCGCCATGTCATGGCTGGCCCGTGCCCTGTCGGTCAATTTTGCAGCCAACAATTCCACGCTGACGATGAAGTTCAAGGATTTGCCGGGCATCACGCCCGATAACCTGACACTGACCGAAGCGAAAAAATGCACCAGGCTGGGTATCAACTTTTACACCTACTACGACGACACGGCGATGGTTGCCGAAGGAACGGTCATTGGTGGCAGGTTCTTCGATGAGATCCACATCCTCGACTGGTTCGTCGATGCCGTGCAGAAGGAAGTCTTTGCCGTTCTGAAACGGTCACCAACCAAGATCCCGCTGACGGATGCCGGTACTGCCAGGTTGATCGCTGCCGTCAAGAAAGTCGCACGCGAAGGTGTCAAAAACGGTGCATTCGCGCCCGGCATCTGGAACGGCGATCCGTTCGGCACGCTGGAGAGCGGCGACCGTCTTGATGACGGGTTCTATGTCTGGGCCGATACCGTCGACAACCTGTCGACATCTGACAGGGAAAGCCGCAAGGCGCCTCCCCTGCAAGTCGCCATCAAGCTTGCCGGCGCCATCCATGGTGTCGACATCATCGTCAACTTCGACCGCTAATGAGGTCCATACATGACTGCAAAGTTTGACCCGAAGCAGGTATCTGTCCTGCTCAACGGCTACGAGATCAGCGACTGGGCGGATGGTTCCGACGTGATCTCGTACAAGGCCGTCACGGATGCCGGAAGCTACACGATCGGGGCCAATGGTACCGGGGTATTCATCGCCAATCCGGACGAGTCCCACGTGCTGGTGCTGAAGCTCAAACAGCACTCACCAGAAAACAAGTGGCTGAATGACCAGTTCCGCCAACAGCGCAAACAGATCAAGTCGTTCACCCCGTTCACGCTTGAGATCCGCGACCTCCTGAACGAGGACGTGGCGACGGGTGTAAACGGCTTTTTCACCACACCAACCGACTTCACCCGTGGCGCAGGCCACAACCCGCATGCCTGGACGATCGTGTTCGAGTCCGGCGACATCAAACAGGAAAAGGGATGGGCTAACTGATGGATAACGAAAAGCGGATCACTCTGGACGGCATCACCTACATCATGACGCCGGCCAACGCCAATCTGGCATGGGACGTACTCAAACGTGCCGGTCGTTTGCTGAACGGGGTTGAAGTATCGAAGGATGATGCCAAGGGCGGTGCCGGCAAAGCCATCGGAGCAATCCTGAGCAACCTCGGGGATCCGGCCGTAACCGAAATCGAAAACCTGGTGTTCGGCCATACCAACGTGGTACCCGCCGATGGCAAGCCGTTCCGCCTGCAGGACAAGCGTGCCGAACATTTCAACCAGTACCGCGGCCACATGATGCCGCTGCTGATGCAGGGAGCCAGCTACCAGTTCGGCGATTTTTTTACCGGAGGCATGGCCGCACTGGGTCAGCTGTTCCCGAACATGACACAGCTGGTCTTGCCGCCGACGCCGTAGTCGACTGGTTCCTGTTCGCCCCCGTAATGCGCCGCCTGTGCACCCTGCACGAGCTGCGCACCGTCTACACCTTGTCTGACCTGCTCGATTTCCACGATGCGATTGCCGAGTGGGATGAGGCACAGCGCAAGGCGCAAGAAAGGCCTCCGGCATGATCCTTGACGAATTCCTGTGGAAGCTGGGATTTCTGGCTGATACGTCCGGGGCCCAAGTGGCAACCGCAGCGCTTGCAAACGTGTCCAGTGCCGCTGACGATGCCGCCGGGGCCGTTAATCAGGCTGCATCAGGCGTCAACAAGGGTACTGGCTCCATCGTTTCATCCCTCGGCATGTGGATGGCCGCATTGTCCGGTGTCGGAGCCGGAATCGCGCTCTTGTCAGGCGGGCTGTCGTCGTTCATTGAGGATGCCGTCAGCCAGCTTGAAGACCTGGATGAAACGGCCGGCAAATCTGCCCGCAGTGCTGTCGATGAAGCCAAGGAGCGCCTTGTTGAGGCTGGCGAGCAAATCACCAGCATGTTTCTGGACATCCGCCGCCAGGCCATCCTGACAGTCCTGCCCTACCTTGATGCAATCGTCAGCAAAATCCGCGAGTGGTACGCCGCCAACCGGGCCTTGATCGAAGGTACCCTGACAAAGCTGAAAGATGTGATCGGGCGGATCGGAAGTGCCATCGGCAACACGGTCAGCTTCATCGCCAAGGTTATCGACCACACGACGGGCTGGAAAGCTGCGCTGGCCTTGCTCGCCGCCGGATTCATTTACCTGAAGCGGCAGATGATCATGTCCGCAGCTGCACAGGGCCTGGCCTTGCTGATGAACCCGCTGACACTGGTCGCAGCAGCTATTGCAGCCCTGATCCTCTTGGCTGATGACCTTATGGTTTACATGGAGGGTGGTGAAAGTCTGCTGGGTGATTTCTGGAAACCATTTGTCGGGGCCATTCCCGGTATCAAGGCATGGTTCCAGGATGTCAAACTGCTCTTCCAGAGGCTGTGGGATCTTGTTGTCGAGGGCATGATCCAGTTCGGGAACTGGATGTCTGACTGGTGGAGCCGAAACGGCGAGGCTGTTACTTCATTCGTTGTTGGTGCCTTGATTGTATTCGGAGCCTTTTTGTCATTTCTGTGGCAAGGAGTCCGCGGAATATTCGCTCTGCTAACGGGCAACTGGGAGATGCTGGAAGACATAGGGGCCAAGACGGCTTATGCACTTTCGGCAATTTTTGAACAGCTGTTTACGCTCGTTTCTGCTATCGCAATGGCAGCATGGGATGTAATCAAATCAGGTGCTGCTGCTCTCGTCCTCATATTCCTGCAAATCGCAGGACCAGTTGTCGAGAGTTTTTCCAGCGCTTTCAAATTGGTCATCTCCATGTGGGATAAAACAGTCGGAGCTATTACCGCTGGCGTCCGGAAGGTAATTGGCTTCTTCACTTCCATCGGCCAGTCGCTGGGATTACTCGATGGCAAGACCATTGAGGTCGCACAGAAAGTAGCTGTGACCGCCTCCGCGACACCTGGTGCAGTAATTGGTGCCCAGAACGCGGCACGGCCGCAGTCGACCAACCCGGCCGCCTCCCTGCGCACATCCCAGACCGGTACCGAACAAAGCAGCAACATCAACCAGGATGTGAAGATGAACATCTACACATCAGACCCGGAGAGAGCCGGCAAAGCGGCCGCCGACGAGATGCGACGCCAGCAGCAGTTGGCAACGCGCAATGCAGGCGGCGCGGTCAAATACTGATGAGAGGTGGCTATATGGCCAGAGTGATCAATCGCAGGATCGGAACGGTGGAGCTGGATGCCGTGGTGTCCGAGGGCCACCAGTCCGACCTGCGGGTCACCGAAAATCCTATCGAGTCCGGTGCCCAGATCGCTGACCATGCAGTGCTGGAGCCAAAGTCCGTGACCATTACCGGGGTGATGGTCGATCACGATCACCAGATGCCGCAGCAAACAGGCAACATGCTGCCATCCATTCGCGGCCTGGATTTCATGGACAAAATCCAGCCGCTGGTGACTCTGCCATTCCGGACGCCACAAACACTTTCCCGCATGCAGCGCGAACTGAATTCGTTCTCGGCCACTGCCCAGACTGCGGTATCAAAGGCCATGGCAACTACCCGGGCGCTTGCACCGTGGCTACCGGATTTCGCAGCACTCGGCACACTTGATTCGTCATCGGGTGCGACAACAGATCGGGTCCGGCAGGTATACGACGCGCTGACCGACATCCAGAAATCTGGAGAGACGATTGAAATCGAAACCGGCCTGCGCCTGTACGAAAACATGTTGGTGACGTCTGTTTCTGTATCTCAGACCAAGGATGGATCCGCTGAATTCAATATTTCAGCCAGAGAGGTGCTCATCGTTGAAACGGAAAGCACTTCTGGCGTGGATGTTCCATCCAGCGGAGAGAAGAAATCCGGCCGGTCGGCAGCCCAGTCAGCCAAGAAGGCCCAGAAGGGAAAGGTTTCAACAAAGGATTTGAGTGGAAATCGATCCTTGATCAAGGCACTGGATAGTTGGGCTAAAGAGAGGTAACAACCGCAATGGTCGTGTAAGATATTGTTTCTACATATCAACAACAAGCAGGATGCTAACAATGTCATATGTCGACAGTAGCTTGATGCCCGGCGAGCAAGTGGTATATCGCGCCAAGGTTTCCTAGCTTTCACAGATTGCTCTCATCATTTCAGGAATAATCCTGCTGTTTTTCTTCTTTGTCGGGATTATTCCCCTTGCGATTGCAGTTATTCGAGTTTTAACGACTGAGCTGGCAATCACAAACAAGCGTGTTATCGCAAAATTTGGCTTTATCAGCAGAAAAACGGTCGAGTTGAAGCTGGAAAAAGTTGAGAGCGTCCAAATCGATCAAGGCATTTTTGGTCGGATGCTCAATTTTGGAACACTGGTAATCGGAGGCGCGGGCAACCCTGCTGCTCCAGTACCAAGTATCGACAATCCTCTTGCTTTCCGTCGAGAGCTTCATCAACTGATGGAAAGCCCTAAATAGTCAGTTCAGCAAGATAAAAACCCGCCGCCCGGCGGGTTTTTTCATGGACCCAGCCATGCGACAGCTCCCCGTAGACTCCAGCCCGCTGCAGGGCATGACCGTTGAAGTTGCCGGCCGGTCACTGCAACTGACCATCCGCTACAACAGCATCGGCGATCACTGGGCAATCGACATCTATGACGAGGCAGACATGCGCTGGGTCGCTCAAGGCCAGGCACTGGCTACCGGTGTCCCCATCCTGTGGCGAGTACAGGTGCCCTACTTCTTCCTGCTCGTCGATGAAAGTGGCATCGGACTGGATCCGAGTGGCGGCGCCGACCTTGGTAGCCGCTGCCTGCTGTACATCGGCGAAAAATCGGAGATTGAGCCATGAGGCAATTCGGGCGCCAGCTGCGGCTGGAGATCGGCAATGCCACATCCGGTATGGCAATCACGTCCCTGCGCGTGGCATTCGAATTCCAGAAAACCATCGACGCCAAACCAAACCCGGGCCGGATTCGGGTGTGGAACCTGAACCGGGACCACATGCACCAGATTCTGTCCGGCCAGTACGATCGAGCCCGACTGTCCGTCGGTTATACCGAGCTGCGGACGATATTTGCAGGTGACATCATCAAGCCTCGGGTCAAGCGTGAAGGTCTGGATTTCATTGTTGACCTCGAGGTCGGCGACGGCGACATCGATTATCAGACTGCCCGGGTATCGACCACGATGCGGGCCGGGGCGACAGACCGGCAGATAGTCGGCGATCTGGCCAGGACCATGGCCCGGTCCAGCACCGGTGCGATCGATGTGCCTGTTGGTCGCGCATTGCCGCGGGGAAAAGTATTGGTCGGCAATACCCGGGACGTACTGTCGCGGGTGGCCACCCATAACGGTGCGGACTGGTCGATACAGGACGGCGAGCTGATCATGCTTCCGGCCGACAAGGTACTGCCCGGCGAGTCAGTCGTGCTGTCTCAGGAAACCGGAATGATCGGGGCGCCAGAAGCCACAGACAACGGCCTGGAGCTTTCATGCCTGTTGAATCCCGAATTGCGCATTGGCGGGCTGGTAACCGTCAGGTCAATCCTCGACTGGTTCAACGGGGACTACAAGATCGTCAACCTGCGGTCGAGCGGCGACATCCTTGGCGGAGACTGGATCACGAAGCTGATCGTGGTCGGTGGAAAATTCAAGAAGATCGAGAAGGAAAAGGAAAGCACGAAATGAGCAGCGGTGCATACGACTGGAGCAATCCGTCTGCCGAGGGGGCTGCCAATGCGGCAACCGAAGCGGCCATTCGGAACGTGCACACGGCCATGCCAGGCCGGGTAGTCTCGTTTGATCCAGACGGGCCGACAGCTACTGTTCAGGCCATGATCGACCAGGTACTGTCCGATGGCTCTGCTGCCCCCTTGCCACCGCTTGTCGATGTACCGGTGCAGTTCCCGCGAGCCGGCGGATTTGTCATCACGTTCCCGGTCAAGCCCGGAGACGAGGGACAGATCATTTTCAACGAGCGGTGTATCGATGGCTGGCATCAATCCGGCAGATCAGGCCCGCCGATGGACTACCGGCTGCATGACTATTCCGATGCGACTTTCATCCCCGGAATCAACTCCAGACCGAACGCCATCCCGAATTTCGAGATGGACGGTGTCAGTATTCGAACCATAGATGGGGCGGCGTTCATCAAGATCGATGAGGGTGGGCAGATCACCATGGACGGTACTGACCTGACAGTACGGTGCCCGGTGTTTTTCGAGAAACTGTTTACCTATATGGCTGGCATGAGCGGTACCGGTGGCGGTGCTGGAACCAAGGTGACTGGTTTGTTCGAACAATCCGGAGGGGCGTTGTCGTCGAATGGCGTGGTGCTCGATAGCCACGTCCATTCCGGCGTGCAGTCAGGAGGCAGTGACACAGGAGGCCCGAAATGAGGGTGCGCCGCATCGATGCTGCCGGCGACTGGACCTTTGGCCAAGGCCGGGCCAGCTATGCCGGCACGTCTGAATCCGTTGCTCAACGGGTCAAGACCCGCTTGCAGTCGTTCATGATGGACTGGTTTCTGGATCTTGATCATGGCCTGCCGTGGCTAGGAGACATTGAACGCCCGGCCGACCTGACACGCATTGAGCGTGACATCAAGTTGCACATCCTGCGGACACCGGGAGTGGCCGAGATTCGTGCATTCGAGATGGCACAAGATACGACCTCCAGACGGCTGCGGATCATGACCACGCTACGAGACATCCATGGTAGAGAGTCGACGGTAAACGCCGAACGCTGACCACAACCCCGTTATTTGCCCCGCCATCTGGCGGGGTTTTTTGTTGGAGCATGCCATGGGGCAACTGACGAGCCATGGGTACATGGCCGACCGGCTGGACACAATCATAGCCAGTCTGGATGCCGGATTCCGCGGTATCTACGGCAACGACATCAATACGGATCCGGACAGTCCGGATGGGCAAATGATCGGACTGATAGCCCAGATCAGAGCTGACCTCGAGGAGCTGGGCGAAACCATCTATCGTGCACTTGACCCGGATACGGCCTCCGGTGCCTGGCTTGAACAGCGTGCAGCCTATGCCGCCCTGACACGGCGTGGAGCGCGTTACAGCTACCTGCGCAGCGTGATCCTGACCGGAACGGCGCATGCCATCATCCCGGCTGGCGCCATTGTTTCGGATGGCAACAAGGTGCGCTGGCAGCTGGTCTCCGACGTGACGCTGGGTACTGATGGATCGGTACGAGCCGATTTTCGCAGCGAACTGCTGGGTGCGTTTTCCGTGCCTGCAGATACGCCCCTGACTGTCGAAACCATTACCCTCGGCTGGTCAGGCGCCACTACGTCAGCCTCCGCCGAGGTCGGTGCCGAAGAAGAAACGGATTCTGACCTGCGCGCGCGTTTTTTCCGTACGCGTGCCCGGGCGGCCCAGAACAGCGTGGAAGGAATCGAGTCCACGATCAGTGAGCTGGCTGATGTCCGCCAGGTGATCGTCCTGGAGAACACCGGCAACGATACGGATGCCAATGGTGTACCGGGCCACTCGCTGAACGTGATTGTCGACGGCGGTGATGATGCAGGAATTGCTGCAGCAATCTTCAAACGAAAAACCGGCGGCACCGGACTCATGGGAAATGTTTCCGTTGTCGTGAAGGATGCTCGCGGTCGCAACAGGCTGGTGCGGTTTGATCGGCCAGCCGTTATCGAGTGCTCGGCATACATCGAGATAACCAGGAGGGCAGACTTTACCGCCATTGATGTCGAAGCCATCAAGGCAGCACTGGCATCCGAGTCGTTCGGGATCGGTGAAGATGTATTGCTAACCCGCCTGTACAGCCCGATCAACACCGTCCCGGGGTTCTGGGTCTCGGACCTGCGTATCGGCCGCCGCGGCGGCCAACTGGTCAGGGAGAATATCCAGATTGGCGTGCGCGAACTGGCCAGGTTTGCAGTCACCGATATTCAGGTTGTGCCCAAATGAGCTACGACAAACTGCTGATCTGGCAGTACCAAGGCAAGCCCAGGGCCGCCGCAACAGCACGTCTGATCAATGACCAGTTCGCCAGTACCTGGGCGGGCCTGGCCGCCCTGCCCGATGCCTTGGACATCAATGTGGCCACCGGCGTGAATCTGGACCTGTGCGGCAAGCACGTCGGTCAGTCTCGCGTCCTGCAGGGATTGGCTCCACGTGGACTGTTTGGCTTCAGGGGTGCCTCAGGGGCCAAAGGCTTCAACAAATCGGGCATGGGTGGCGGCAAATGGTATCGCAGCGGAGATCCGACGACTGAGTCCGTCACTCTCGGTGACGACGGCTACCGGTTCCTGATCCGGTGCCGCATAGCCAGAAATTATCAGGTCGGAACCATCGACGATATTTCTGATGCCCTCGAATTCATCTTCGGGAGCGAATCAGCCGTTTTCGATCAGTACGACATGAGCCTGTCTGTACTGGTCAGGTCAGACAACATCAGCGATTTCAAACGATACGCGGTCAAGGAGCTGGACATTCTGCCGCGGCCGAATGGTGTCGGTATCAATTTCTATTTTGCAGTGCCGGTTCAGGCATTCGGTTTCCGTGGTGCGCCTGGGGCACGTGGTTTTAACAAAGGACGATTTGCGAGGTTGCTATGACCATTTATCAACGTCCGGATGAAAAGGTGTTCGCCCAGAATGCCTTGCCCGGCGAGCTTCAGGAATTTCCAGACATTCTCCGTGGATGGGGGGTTACATTTGAGCAAACCGATGGCTTTCCTCCAATGGAGTGGTTCAATGCTCTGGCCAAACGACAGGATGAAGCTATCCGGTACATGATCCAGCAGGGCATATCCGAGTGGTCGGCTAGTGAGCAATATCCAACCGGAGCATACGTAAAACACGGCGCCCGGACATGGCGCTCAAAAACAGCCAATACAAACAAGCAGCCCGATACGAATCCTGAAGACTGGGTTGAATGGGGATTTGATCGTGCAGCATTAGACGGAAAACTCGGCAAATCCGAAACAGCCGCTGACTCGGCAAAGCTCGGCGGGCAGCCACCCGAGCATTACGCCAAAGCATCAGACCTTGCCAAAGCCGGCGGCGACCCGCTGCTGTGGCCGCGCACATCACCTTCCCGCACTCACATTCAAGCCGGCTATGCGCCGCTGGACGGGCAGGAGCTGAGCCGGGCACTGTATCCGGATGCCTGGGCCGCGATCCAGGCCGGAGCCGTGCCTGTCGTGACCGAAGCCGACTGGCAGACCGACCCGCTCAAGCGCGGGGCATTCACGCACGGCGATGGTGTCTCGACTTTCCGCATGCCGGACTGGAACGGCAAGTCGGCAGGATCGAAGGGGGCCCTGTTTGTTCGGGGTGACGGGGCGTTGTCTACTGGAACGCTGGGGCTGATTCAGGGCGATGCGATCAAGAGTCACGCAATTACAATCAGGGGGCCGGGATTTCCTGGCTCAACATCAGCTCCGCCGACGGTAGCTGTTAATAACAATAAAGCTACCGGCTTCCATGCTTCAGAGAACACTACGGGCCTGGTTGATATTATCAACGCCAATGATGGTATGCCGTATGCACGTTATGTTGGCGACAGTGAAACCCGCCCGCTCAACGTCTCTTCGGTCTGGGTCTGTCGTCTTTTCGGTGCCGTGACAAATCCCGGTTCGGCCGATGCCAGCCAGCTTGCGACCGAAGTTGCCCGGCTGTGGGCGCAGCTTGCCAGCAAGCTGGATGTCTCTGCCGCATTCGGTCATGGCCAGGAATGGCGTGATGTATCGTCAGAACGCAGATGCGGGGTGACGTATACAAACACGACCGGGCGAGCCATCCTGGTGCGCATCACGGCGCATGCAGCCATCCAGCCTTTCGTGGATGGCAAGGCCATTGGTGGTGTTGGATATGGGTCGGTCACGATCGTGGACACAATCCCTGTGCCCGCTGGCAAGACCTATTCAAACAATGGTTCGTCATTTCTTACCTGGCAGGAGTGGAGATAACGCCATGCATTATTTCAAGTCAAAAGACGGCAGATACTTCGCCATCAGCGATCTGTCAGAAAAGCCGTTCCTGCCGGCGGGCCTCGTGCCGGTTTCCGAGCAGGATGTCATCGATGCCTGCAGGCCCGACAGCGAAGCCCTGCGCGAGCAACGCCGGGCCGAAATCAACCGTTGGCGGGATGAACAGGAAAACGGCGACATCGAGCATGCCGGCCACCGTTGGGATACCGATGAAGCCTCGCTTCAGCGCATCAATGCGGTGATGCTGGCCGGTGCCAACCCGCTGGGGATCTGGACCTCGGCTGACAACGTGGACGTGCCGATGACCCTGGAGGACATGCAAGGCCTGTTTGCTGCCATCGTGACCCGTGGCAGTGCCATCCACGCCCGCCAGCGCGAGATGAAGCAGGCCATCGAGGGCATGAGCCGTGACGAGCTGGAAGCCTTCCAGCCCGGCTGGCCACCAGAGCTCAGTACCACCGCATGACAGGCCGCTTTAAGCGGCCTTCTTCTTTTCTGCCCGCCTCGTGCGGGCTTTTTCTTTGGGCAAATACATGAAGCAAGAAGCATATGAGGCAACGGCCGCTGCCGTGGCCAGCAAAGCGACTTACGGTGGTGCAGGCGGATCGTTTGCCGGATTCATGCTCAGTAACGAGTTTGTCGCCTTGGTTGGCTTGCTGATAGCGATGGCCGGCTTTTTGGTCAACTGGTACTACCGGGCGGCACAGGACCGGCGTGACCGGATCGAGCACGAAGCACGGCTGCGCCGTGAGGTGGACGCATGCGCACACGACAAATAGCCGCGGCCCTGACGCTGTCAGCCTCGGCGCTGGTCGGGATTGCCCTGCACGAGGGCTACCGTGACACGGCATACATCCCGGTACCGGGTGATGTACCGACCATCGGCTTTGGCACGACCGAAGGCGTGAAGATGGGCGACCGCATCACGCCGGCCAAGGCACTGGCCCGGGCACTGACCGACCTGCAGAAGTTTGAGGGGGCGCTGAAACAATGTGTTCGCGTCCCACTGCACCAGTACGAGTACGACGCCTTTGTCTCGCTGGCTTACAACATCGGCTCGGGGGCGTTTTGCAGCTCAACTCTGGTGCGGAAGCTGAATGCCGGCGATTACGCCGGGGCATGTGCCGAGATTGATCGGTGGATCTATGCGGGAGGGAAACGCCTGCCCGGACTGGTCAAGCGTCGGGCAGAGGAACGGGCCCGGTGTGAAGGGAAAACAGAATGACGACATTACAACGCTGGCTTACCACAGCCCTGCTCTGCCTGGTGCTGCTGGCTGGTGCGTGGTGGCACGGCTGCCGCACTGGTGCTGCGGAAGTACAGGCCGAACGGGATGCCGATCAGGCCCGCATGACGGCACAGCTGCTGGCTCAAGAACAGGCTGCGCGTGCTGCCGAACAGCAACATGCCCAGGCCCTTGCCACCATTGATGCCCAATACCAGGAGAACGAACGCCATGCCCGACTCGAAAACAACCGCCTGCGCACTCAGCTGCGTGCTGGCACTGTGCGCCTGTCAGTCCCCGTCGTTGCCGGTAGCTGCAACCTGCCCGCAGATGACTCCGCCGCCGGCAGCCGTAATACAGCCCCGCGAGCCGAACTTTCGTCAGAGGCTGCTGACGATCTTGTCGCCCTCGCAGACGACGCCGATGCCGTCGTCAGGCAGTTGACGGCGTGTCAGGCGGTAATTGGGGAATATCTGGAATAGCTACTTGGTAGCCGGAGCTCGATCCACTGCCCACTGTTTTTACTGTATTTAATGTCGTCATAGCCCGACACAGTATCACTGGCCTAGCTGCTCAGTGGTGTATAGGAGCTTGCGAGCCGTACATAGTTTTAGCATGCAGTAAAGCCGTATGATCATATATGGAATTAATCTTTTATTTAATTGGGAAGTTTTTAACAGAATTTAAATTCAAATTAAATATTAATTGCATTTGATTTGAGGTTAAATATTTATAATGCCATATCAATATGATGATATATATAAATTGTAGTCTCTATTAATGAATACGGTATGACATTTTTAAAGGAGAATCACGCACACATCATAGAGAGCGTCGCATTGATATGATGTACTTTAATCATCATTAAACAGCACCTCCACGAAATGGCAGGAAACATGAAAATCTCTTCAAAATTAGTGCTGTTGTGCTCGGCAAGCATCATATCCATGTTGCTGACTCTGGCAATAGTCAATCAAACAAGCTCAAAATCACAAAAAAATATTGAGTCAATGTCTATCAATGCCATACCGTCTGTCGAATCAATGGGGAAAATACGTGATCATTTTGCCAGTGCTCGTGCAGGTTCAATTCGACTGGGCATGATGGACTCAATAAATGAGATCGAATCACTAGAGAAAGACTTTGATAAAGATGTTAACCTGCTATTCAAAGAATTGGATTTTTACGAAAAGCAACTGATATATTCAGATGAAGAAAAGAAGCAAACGGAAAAGCTAAGAGTGAATGTTGATGCATTTATTTCTGAGTCAACAATGCTTTTTGCTGAGGCTAAAAAAGGAAATTTGGAGGCAGTGCATGATTTAAGAAAACATTCATCAGGGAAAGCCGCGAATGCCATTGACGCAATCAATAGCAACATTGAAAGTAATCTGAAGATATTGCACGCTGGAAAAGATGAAATCAGTGAGAATGTCTCTACTAGCAGAACTCTTACCAATATTGCTCTGACTATCTCTATTATTCTGCAGATAGCTTTATCCATATGGATATTCAAATCAATCACGAAGTCTATATCTGTCATGAGGAATGATCTGCTTGAGCTTTCTCGCAATCACGACTTCACTCGTCGATTCATAAACAATAATAACGACGAAGTTTCGAATGCATGTGACGCAATGAACTCATTAATGGATTCGGTACAAAAGAGTATTCATGGGATATCTGGCTGCAGCATCATTGTCAATGAGGTAGCAAAAAACATCCTTGATGCTTCTGGTCAAATGGCAACAGCCGCAATGAATGCGGCAGAATCAACATCAAGTGTGTCAGCTGCAGTTGAGCAGTTGACAGTCAGTATTTCGCATGTATCCAGTAGATCTCTTGATGCAAGCAAGGAAAGTGAACTAACTGGTAACGAAGCGGTTGGTGGAGGAAAAGTCATTAATGAAGCTATCGATAATTTCCGTAACACCACAGAAACCGTAGAACGCGCAGCAAGCAAGATAGAAGAACTTAAAGTACAGACCGTATCCATTGGTAGCGTAGTAAACATCATTAAAGAAATTGCAGACCAGACAAACCTGTTGGCATTGAATGCAGCGATTGAAGCAGCAAGAGCCGGAGAATCTGGAAGAGGCTTTGCTGTTGTTGCTGATGAAGTACGTCAACTGGCAGAAAGAACTGCTGCTTCGACAAATGAAATTACATCTACAGTAACAAACATGCAGAATGGAGGTGAAGAGGCCGCATCTTTGATGTCACATGCTGTTAATCAATTGGCGGTAAGCATGGATCATGCTGAGAAAGCGACTGATGCCATGCAAAAAATAATCGACCATGCAAACAATACGGTCACTCAGATATCTGAAATTTCCATAGCCATGCAAGAGCAAACCAATGCAAGCACCATGATTGCACAGCAAATTGAAAGCATTGCTCAAATGGCTGAGGAAGGACATGCAGGCGCGAATCAAATCGCATTTTCAGCAAAAGAGCTGAATAATGCCACAGATAATGTCAATGAGCTTATTGGAAAATTCAAGGTGTAA